CATGATAAATCCTTATAGTTTATTTAATTTTTTCAAAAAATCTTCTGCGCTTTCAGGTGATAATTCATCAACAGTTTTAGTTTCATAAAATGCTAACGCTTTATCGAGTCGTTCCTCAGTAAATCCCTTCTCATCGAGCAGTCGTTTAATTTCAGTATAAGTTTTAATTTCTTCCTCTGCATTTTCCACCACAGGAGAGGACATGTCGTTAGCTTTTGCTTTTTCTTCAGATAGTTGATCCTCATTAAAAGTATCTTCTGGAACAGTCTCTTTATCATCTACTTTACCTGTTTTTTTAAGGTAGTCTTTTTTCAGTATATCACTTCGAGAGCCTTTATCTTCAACCACCGAGTACTCAGCTTCAATGTAATCCTCCACTTCCTCACGAGATTTAATGCCCTTTAGTGCATCTGGGAAACGGTTTCGCAAAGCAAAACCTCTGGCACGCATCTGCATCATACGTTCAGGGTACTGCGTCCACGGACCTTGCTTGCCTAATAAGCCAGCTTTTTTTGCATGGTTTAAATCAAATTTTTCTTCATGGTCAGTCATGTTTTTACGTTTAATAGTACAGCTATACCCTATAACCTGGTTAGTGTTAGACACAATTGGCTTTTCAATGATATCTACAAAATCTGCATGATTCATACACAGCGCTAGCATGTCATCACCGTACAAGCATGGCTTGCCGTTAATAAGCGCAATGGCTTGTATGGCTTGCTCAACTGATAGACCAATTTGATATCCTAGCGCCATAGCAACAAATAAGTCTTGAGGTTTGCCACGGTAATTTTTTGGGATCATTTCAGTTTTAGATAACTGTCCAGCTAATTGCATGTAATGTGGAGCAAGCTCTTTAGAAAACAGACTATCATTAAGTCTATTTGCCTTATCTTTTGTAATTATTTCCCGAAGCTCGTGAACTTCTTGCGAAAGTATAGCGATTTCATTGCTCATTATAATGTCCCTATTTAATATTAAAAACTCGCGTCCCTTTTTTATTAGCCTTCCATGTGACCAAAATCTCGCCTTCTTCACCGACTAAATACTCGGCATTACCCATATGAGACATTAGATGGACTTTGTATTCTTCCTCAATTTCATTAAGACGCTTAATTTCTTGCTTGGTTTCTGTCAGTTTTGTCAGTGCGTTGGCGGTCTTAAATGTGGTTTGCGCAAACTTATCAGGATTAGATTCGTTAAACTTCATGCGACAATCTGATGTGTTAATTGGATCGGGTTCTATGCCATTCTTAACACAATGCCAAAAATCTATATCAGCTTGTATAATAAGTTCTTCTAAAGCCGCATCACGCTCATATACAAATTCTTTATATTCCATTCCGCCAATTAAAACAGCAACATGCCCACGACTCGCATTAGTAATAACGCACTGTTTAGCGACCTGGATTAAATAATTTAAGGGTATGCCATCTTTTGTAGCTAAATCCCACTGTTTACGCTGAAAGCTATTGACGCATTTTATTTCTAATACAGAATTTTCACTTGCAATCCAACCATCCAAATTGGCAAATATATAATCATAATCAGGGTGATAGAGCGTGTCAGGGAATGTGACCACCACGTTGTTATCGTCTGAAAAACGTTTAACAACCGCCGACTCAAGCGCATTACCCCAATATTGAAGTTCTGTTTCTTCATCTTCCGTGTCGATAGCACCAGTTTTCTCGCAATAAAGTTGGTAAGGTGTTTTGTAAGTGGAATAACCCATGATGATGCTGGTATCAGACGCACCCAGGCCATTTTTGCGCTTTTCGCGCTGCTCATCCGTTAGCATAATTTCCTCCTTGGAAAAAAACACTATAAATCAACTTAATTTTAATATCAACTAGCGTTAAAATTAGCTTTAGTATACAATGCAATAAATTTAAGGGGTTTTTATGACTATAGAAGAAGTAGCATTGAGGTTTGGGACTCTTTATCGAGCATGTAAAGAGCTAGATATTGCGCCTCAAAATATGACAAACTGGAAAAAACATGGATACATACCATTGAAGCAGCAATTTAGGATAGCAATGCTAACCGATGGCGATTTAATGCCTGACGATTTTGATCCAAAATATAAAAGAAAAAAAACTAAGGATGACTAATGCTATTAATCAATGGAAAGCCAGTAGAATATTTTTTATTTTCTGGCGGTGAAATTCAAGTTGACGTGCCATTAAATATTGAGAATGCGCATCTAACCTGGAAGCCAAGGGATTGTGAGGACATTATCCTTTTAATGCTAACAGTTGATGCATTACGCGAAGCTGATACATGCAATATTTATTTAGAAATTCTTTATTTCCCTTACGCCAGACAAGATAGAGTTTGTATGCCAGGTCAGGCGTTAAGCCTTCGAGTTATATGCAAGATGCTCGATTCATTATCACTAGATTCCATACGAATTTACGATGTTCACAACCTAGAAAATGTGCGCAAATTTATGTTTACCGAAGTTCACAATTACAGCTACGATTACATTTTTGAAAAATACAATTTCTTCACGCGATTTGATGTTGCTCACTATGTTTTGTGCGCACCAGATAAAGGAGCGAAAGCCAAGGTTCAAGCGCTTTCTGACCATTTTAACATGGGTGAAATATTGTGTTTTGATAAGGTTCGATGCCCAAAGACAGGCGCTATACAATCTATTAAGCGTTGTGAGGATGGTGTTGATATCTCAGTGCGAGATATTTTAGTAGTTGATGACATATGTGATGGTGGTCGAACGTTTAAAGAGCTGGCAGAGGTGCTTCAAACAATGACCACAGGAAACTTAAAGCTCTTTGTTACTCACGGTATTTTTAGTAAGCAAGTAGAAAAATTATCACACTACTACAAGCATATTTTTTGTCATCATGTTTTAAATAATGACGATGACGCATCAAATGAAGTATTAACTGTTTTAAGTGAGATAAAAGATGCTAACTAACCCACTTTTTGCGATAGATTTTTATAAAGTAGATCATAGAAGGCAATACCCCGAAGGTACTACAGAGATTTATTCTAATTTCACGCCCAGGTTTGTTAAGCCATGTCATTCGCTATTGACAGATTTTGATAATAAAGTTGTGGTTTTTGGCATACAAAAGTTTATAAAGGAATTTTTAATTGAGCATTTTGATGCTGGTTTTTTTAATCGTAAACGCACACAAGTTATACACGAATACAAAATTTTAATTGAAGAAGCGTTGGGAATTAAAGACTTTGATTGCTGGCATCTACATAAACTTCATGAGTTAGGTTATTTACCTATTGAGATTAAAGCACTAGAAGAAGGGACTAGGGTTCCTATTGGCGTTCCAATTCTCTCAGTTGTTAATACACAACCTGATTTTTTTTGGCTTACTAATTACCTAGAAACTATTATTTCTGCATCTTTATGGAAGCCAATCACATGCGCAACTATTGCGTTTGAGTTTAAGCGATTGCTAACTAGGTATGCTAACGAAACAGGCTCAGATTTAAGCTTTGTACCATACCAGGCGCATGATTTTAGTTATCGCGGCATGTCTGGCGGTGAAGATGCCAGGCTATGTAGTGCGGCTCATTTAACGTCATTCAAAGGTACTGATTGCGTTAGTGCAATTGAGCTATTAAATTTGTATTACAGTGGTCGAGAATTAGGCGATATCGTTGGCAGTTCAGTACCAGCTACGGAACATTCGGTAATGTCTGCTGGCGGCAAGATTGACGAATTTAACACCATTAAGCGACTTATCACAGAAATTTACCCCGATGGTATCGTTTCTATTGTCTGCGATACTTATGATTTTTGGCAAGTTCTAACAAGCTATTTGCCAAGCCTTCATAATGAGATAAATGCCCGTGAAGGTAAGCTTATCGTACGTCCAGATTCAGGAAATCCACTTGATATAATTTGTGGTGATGAAATCGAGTTAGAAGGTTCGCCAGCGCGTAAAGGCGCATTGCAATTGCTATGGGAAACCTTTGGTGGAAGGGTAAATAAAGAAGGGTACAAAGAGCTAAATCCTAAAATTGGTTTAATTTATGGTGATGCGATAACGGTTGAAAGGGCATCATTAATTTTAGAAACAATGAAAGTGCAAGGTTTTGCATCGAGCAATATAGTCTTTGGTGTTGGTAGCTTCACTTATCAGTACATCACTCGCGATACCTTTGGATTCGCTATGAAAGCCACTAGCGCGGTTATAAATGGCGAGCGTAAAGCGATATTCAAAGAGCCTAAAACGCAAGCTGGTGGAACTGATAAGCGGTCAGCCAAGGGATTACTTAAGGTTGATATGGATATGGAAACGGCAACTTATATTTTGCATGAAAATGTATCTAAAGAAATCGAGCAAACAGGGTGCTTAGAAACTGTGTTTAAAGATGGCAAATGGTTAAATGAAGTTACATTAAAAACTATACGAGAAAATTTATCGCTGGAATTAGAGCTTGCTTTAAGTTAGTTTATATTTCTACGCAAAACAGGATGTTAAAGTGGAATTTATGGAATTAATGCGCAAAAAAATGAGGGAAAATTTTCCCACTCTTTCAGAAAAAGAATTGGAGTCACGCATGAGATTAGCTACAGATATGATAAGAAAGAAAAGTAAGGGCTTCGTGCCCTAAGATTATTTAATATTTAGCTCCCCAGCAATTTATTAAAAAACCCATATCAAATTCCATATCACGAATATTTGTAACAAACATCACTTATATTTGTAACAAACATCACGGAAGGATTATAACATGTCAACAGACAAAAATGAAACAACTATAGGCATTAAGCGTACAAATTCACGATATATTATGATTCGTGAAAACATTTACGATGCTTTAGATCTTCAAACCATGTCTTTATACACCACTTTCAGATACCAATCAGACTTTTCAAAAGAAGACGCTATAATTAAGCGCTCTTCAAAATTTCTTTATGAAAAAGCAAAAATATCTCGTAGGCAATTTTTTAAATCACTTAACATTTTAGAAAATGAGGGTTTAGTGCTTAGAGACACTAAAAACGCGCTTCACTCTATATCCACGTACCATGTTGCACAGGAGTTGGGTTATTTTAATACAGATTGTGGGGTAGTGCATGAGGTGCACGGGGTAGTGCATGAGGTGCATACTGATCATTATTCTTCTTCATTAAAAGAAAATACTAATAGCGAATTTGACAATTCGCCAGCAGCAGTAATTTCTAAAAAACCTAAAAAAACAAAAAGCAGTAACCGTGATGAGGTCAAGGCTGGTAGTGAGATTATTGTGCTTAGAAAGCTCATAGAAATATATTGTAAGTACTTCCCTGATAACCCACAGCCTCACAGTAGGGTTATATCTACGTCACTTGAGAGAACGCTTAGAACTTTTGTTAAACGTTGGCCAGAAGCAGATCCAGAGGGTAAGCCATTAACGTACAGGCGTTTTGAGACTTACATGGAAACGCTTAAAGCTGATGCGCCTAGATTTTCACAGGGAACTTATGTCACTGATAGTGGTAGAGAAAAGAAAAATGGTCTTGAGACGTTTACCCGATGGAATACGTTTGTTAAATTTTTAGAGGGTAGTTATTCATGAGTAGGCCAAACCATTCACCAGAATTAGAACGTAAAGTTTTAATTAGCCTTATGGATTTAGATAATCCCAAAGATTCAAGAGTACAAAAAGCATTTTTAAAGCTTACGTCTGATGTTTTTTTTGATAGTTTGCACGCTGAAATTTTTATTTTAATACGCAATTGTTTT